CTGATGCCCCCAGGAGTTGTGGCACCCCCTCTATCTGGATCGCGATAGGGGGGGATCAGATGATGACGTGACCCTCTTCGTCTGCTCTCCATCGGACACCGGGCTTGTGCTCATTTTTGTGACAATCGTCACAGAGCAGTTCCAGGTTGTCCCAGTTCAGCGTTATCTCTGGATTCCGTATGTTGTTCGGCGTCAACCGGATCTTATGGTGCACTTCTGTGCCAGGAACGATCTTCCCGGCAGCATAGCACCGTTCACAAAGCCGCCCCACGCTGTCAGCATACAGACGTCTGCACCGGATCCATTCCGGCGACACGTAGAACTGATGGGCGAACCCTGTTTCCTTGTTCTTCTGTTTGTCCACGATACTATTATATCACGAATTATCCGACCTGACCTGTCTTGTTGTTTTATCCTCCAAACCCTTTTGAATCCTTAGTATCAGGGCTTCCGCGTCCCTCATTTTTCTGTGCAGATAATCCTCTGTGTAATTGAGTGAAACCGCAATCTGCCGGACAGACATGCCCTGCAAATATCTCATCCTCAGGCATGTCTTTTCCAGCCTGGACTTTGCATTTCTGATCCTGGCAATAGAATCCCGCAGTTCTTTCCTGGCTTCTTCCAGTTCGTCCAGGATTTCCCCGTATTCCTCCTGCAGTGTAGCCAGCATGACCGCGCCGTCTTCCGGGCGTGATCCGGATCTGATACCTCCGCCACCTCCAACCGGTGTGATGGAAGTCGTGCTCTTTGTGGCCTTTGCCATCTGCTTCTCCACGGCCCAGTGATATCGCTCTTCCTGCCGGATCAGCACCCGCATTCTTTCAAAGTCTGTCATCGTACCACTCCTTCCACCGTCGCAATACGCACCGGATATACACTCCGTCCACGAAATCGCTGTATCTGACCTGGCAATCCTGCAGCACATATCCCGGATACAGCTTTTCCATGACTTCCTTTGCCTCGTTCTGGAAATTATATGCAATCCTCCGTACCCTGGCGTTCGGCATCTTTGCGTCTCTGCTCCGCGGAACCGGCTGTGTCAGGTTCTTGCTTCCGCGCCACTTCCGGACACCCGGTTTCCCCGGCCTGTCCTGCTTCTGCCGCGTGAAGTATACGGCAATCCCGCCCAGGCCTTCGTCACGCGGCTGCAGCCTTTTACAATTCGCCCTGCCTTTTTTCCAGATCTTTTCCAGATTGTCCCTGTCGATGCCGCCCGTCATGATTATGTGTACATGCGGTCGCTTTCCGCTGTATCCAGCTGCCGGCATCTCATCCCCGCCGATAGCGATCGCGTACTTCATTTCCGGCAGTCCTGCCTTCTTCCTGGCCCGCCTTACCCTCGCAATGAAGTTCCTGATGTCCTTGTCGATCCGCTCCGGCGTCGGCGCCTGTCCGGCATAATCCAGTCCCAGTGCAACGTCCATTTCCGTAAAGTTCGCTTCAACAAGCTGTATGAAGTGCAGCCTGCTCCGTTCATCGTTTGCCCGCTGCTGGGCCTCCCTGGTTATCTGGCTCTTCGCCCGGCGGAGCTCTCCACGTTGACGCCGCCCGAAGGCAGGGAATACCTCCGCGTCGATCCGTGGCCCGCTGACCGTCGTCTTTCGCCGGTATCCCATCGTGCCCACCGGAATGAAGGACGGCTCTTCCAGGAAACTGCCGTCCCCGGTCTTCCGGTTGTTGAACAGGTCCTCATACTCCCATCCCATTGCCGCCCCTCCTTTCCGTCCCAGTCTGTCCTGCTGCTTCCAAACGGGGAGGCGTTTACACCCTCCCCGTACCCCTCCCGCTGCCATTGCCGTTTTTCCGATGGCTGACAGAAGGTGTTCAGATCTTCTCTGTCCCTGTCTCTCTCTAATAGGAAATGAGCGAAAAGATAATACTCATTACAAGCCTCAGAAGGCGGAACCCATCCCGCCATTCCGGAGGCTGGCCCTCCGCTGGTACCGTGCCGTCTTTCCGGCTGTCAGTTTTATGCTGGAAACGATTCTGCAGGATTATCAGCTCCTGCCGGCTGTAATATGAGGTTTTCCCTCTGGCGACCGCGGCAGGACTCGAACCTGCGACTTTTGGGACCTATGAATCCCACGCTCTTGCCATCTGAGCTACGCGGCCATGAAAGGATCCGGATGCCGTCTCACCTGGCGCCTTAATCCGGATTGTGCTGTGCTTTTACGATCTGTTCCCGGCGATCAGCGCCAGGTCTTCCATCGCGATCTGTCGCGCTCGTTCCGGATCGCTCATGATGTCCCGCTGCCATTTCGCCGGATCCCGCCAGCGTGCAGCTGCTTCCCTCACTTCAGGGCACTCATAGTCCTGGATGATCTCCCGCAGGATCCGGCACTTCTGCTGCATCTCTTCATATTCTTTTTCCATGCCTTCCTTCGGCATGGTCATCAGGTCGTTCTTGCTTGCCAGGCGCAGGAATCCTTCCTTCTGCTTCAGGCATTCTTCCAGTACAGACCTCCGCGTGATCTCCGCCATATGTGTTTCCCTCCATCAGCTCTCTCATGTCGTCCAGTGCCGCTGTATATCCCGCTTCCCAGGCGAGATAGCACGGTCCTCCTGCCTTGTATGGGTTCTTATGCCCTGCCATTTTCAGATCTCCTTTCCGCTGCGTTTACAGTGTGTTCACCTTCAATAAAGTTGCCTTTAAATCAATTGTTTGTTGCACTTGAAGCGTGTATTACTCTACCAACAGGGTAATGAGTAAACTTTGGCTCTGCCCTGTCATGGCATCTCATATCGCAATCCACACAAGGCCATTTCTTTTCCGGTGGTGCACATTTGCAAATATCTTCACATTTCTTACCATCTGATATTCCTAAAAAATCCATACTTTTACCTCACTTAAAGCGTCATTTAATGCAGTTCTGCGGCGAAAGAGAAGGCCAGATGATGGGGCAACCGCAATGCCTGCAATATTGTTCATTTGGATCGATTGCCCCGTGGCATTCCCCGCATACATACCACCAGTTCCAGCCGCCGCCTTCCATCTCCGCCTCAACAGGTTCCCTGGCTGTCTGCGGATCTGATTTCCGGTTTCCGGTCTGTTCCATGGCCCTTCTCCTTTGTTCCGGCTGTTTATGCCCATCTCGCGGCCCTGCGCTGGTATTCGTCCGGTTTTCCATCCCAGCATCGCCACTGCATCCCGTAAAAGCGGACGCGCAGCTTCTTGTCCCCGAATTTCATATAATCCAGGTCGTGATGCCCCCGCAGTATGACGAACTCATCCAGCACCGTCTCATACAGTTCACTGCTGTACCCCTTCCGGATCTCCAGCCATACCTGCAGATTCTCTTCCAGATCTATCAGATCAATCAGCTTCGCTTTTCCGTTCGCCATCATTAAGCCTCCTTCTTGAATACCGGGTGTGTCCCGTCCTGCATCTGTTCTTCCTCATCGCTTATCTTGTAGCCGAAATGCTTCAGCCACTGATAACAGAAGTTGATCCGCGGGCAGTCCTGCCAATTCGGCATTTGAGTTTTCGACCCGTATGCATATCCGCCGCTGTTCTTTTCTTCTCCCTCGAACAGCAGGAAAATCAGCTCCGGCCACCGGCTCTGTGGTAGGGAATGCATATATTTGAACAGGTCTCTTTCCCTGTCCGGGATTGAATACACTGTTTCAAGCCCCGCCATTTTCCGGAGTGTCGTGTCCGGCTGGTTGTATCCCATCGTCATGACCGTGGCAGCGATCAGCGCCCACTGCAGCATCTCCATCGCGTTTGTCGGCGTCACCTTCATCTTCTTTGCAAAGGCCAACCTCATTTCCCGCGCTGTTTTCTGCACCCGTTCAACCGTCCGCCATGCCAGGTCAATCCGCTTTTCTTCTTCCAGTTCCTCCGGCGTTTTCTTTACCGGTTCCGCCTTCTGCTTTTTGACTTTCTGATAGATCTCTATGTCTGTCCCGTTTTCCCTGTAATACAGCTCTCCGTCTGTCTTCGGGATGATGTTGCTTTTCCCGTCCCACTTGTCCAGCTCGATCCGCCACCCGGTTTTGCTTTCATATTTGCCGTACAGGCTGTATCTGTCTTTCTCCGGAATCGGCTTGACCTTTGCTTCTTCGATCAGCTTCATGGCTTTCGGCTTTACCTTGTCCGCCTTCTGCTTTTTGATCGCCGCGTTGACCATCCAGTCGAAGTTGTTTTCCCCGTACTTCTCCAGCAGCTCGTTCCGCTTTTTGATGTCTTCGATCTGGCCCAGTTTGTCCAGGTCATCCATCGTGATCTGCATCCCCACGGCCTGCTGCAGTTTCTTTTTGTCCAGTTCCGCCATCTTCAGCCGCCGGCGGACCGTCGTTTCGCTGAATCCGGTCTTTTCGCTGATCTCTTCCGGCTTGAATCCCAGATCCATCATCATCTGGAACCCCTGGGCCTGTTCATACACCGTCAGATCCGACCTCTGCATGTTCTCTTCCAGCATTGTCGCGATCTGCGTCCTGTGGTCCATATCGCTGATCACGCACGGCAGCATGTCCAGCCCGGCCAGCTTCGCCGCTTCCATCCTCCTGTTTCCGATCACAACCAGGTATTTCCCGCTTCCCTGCAGGTCGTCAAAAACCACCGTCAGGTTCTGCATGATCCCGTTCTTCCGGATGCTCTCCGTCAGTTCCGTCAGGTCGCCCAGGTCCTTCCGCGGGTTCTCCGGGTGATGCTTCAGGTTCTCAATTTTCAGATTAACGATCTCGTTCATTCCGGATCCACCTCCAGCCATTCGCTCTGTATATATCCGCGGCTTGTCATGGCCCAGCCGTCCGCAATATAGAACACGCTCACCGTGTCCAGGTTATACAGCCATCCGCTCCGGCCTTCGATCCGCGGACCGTTCATCCACCGCCGGCATGCGACCCGGTTCTTTGCCACGCATACATAATTCTGGAATACCGCTTCCGGCTTCTCCGTCGCCACATACCCGCAGTACACCCAGCCTTCGCCGTATTCTCCTATGCCGTACACATGGATAAACCCGTTCCGGATTTCCGCGTCCGTTTTGAAATCGTCTCCGCAATCCAGGTATCCGACTATTTCAGAGTTCTTGTTCGGGTTCTTCCGCACGTTCACGAAATTTCCGGGCTTGCACATCACCCAGCACATGACTGTCTGATCCTCCGCCTGCGCTGCCGTTCCGATCATGTACCCGATTCCCGCGCAGACCACCGCCAGCAGAAGGAATATCAGCAGCCATCTTGCCCGGAAGGATCTGTCCGTGTTATAATTCCTACGGTTATTCATCACAGTAACCACCTTTCAATCCGCCGGTGTGCCAGCATCGGCGGGTTTGTTTTTTTGTGCCGCTCTCACCGCGGCCCTGAATTCCTTGCAGATATCCCTGATCATCTGCTTCCTTACATCCTCCGACATAGGAACCGGTGCGTAGTCCGCGTCCACATACAGCGGCACGGACTGCACAATCTCTCCCGTCTTCGGATCGCGTACTGCCATGATCCCTGCGTTAACCAGCCTCATGACCCTTCTCCTTTTCCGCTGCCGACCTCAGTTCTTCAACGGCGATCTTCAGCGCTTTCAGGTTCCTTCTGTCAAATGCAACCCACACGATTTCCGCTTCCGGCTCTTCCATGCATGAGGCCATGCCCAGAAGCCTGAGCGTGTCCAGATGCAGCGCCGCCCGTTCTTTCGTCATTTTTTCCGACATTTTTTTCTTACGCTCCTTTCTCTGCCTGCCCGGTAATGCTATCCTCCGTAGCTTTGCGTCCTTGCGTGCCTTTATTTTCCTCGCTTTCCGGCTTCCTGTGCCGTTCCGGATACAGGTACTTCCGCCCGGTTTTCGGCAGCTTCGCCACCTCATCCCGCCATCCGTCCCGGTTGCCCATGGCGCGGCCCACACTCCGCGCCAGGCACCGCGGATGCAGTTTCGGTTTCGCTTCCCGCTGGGCCCTCCGCGTTTCCGCCGCCCTGGTCTGTCTCGATGTTGCCATGCTTACGCTCCTTTCTGTTCCGCGGTGATCAGGTCATCCATGGATATCTGGTTTGTCCCGATCACGTTTCGCCCGTTCTTTGTCTGTTTCAGGATCAGCCCCACAGGAGCCGAACACTCCATCTTTCCTTTGGCCCCGATGCTTACGTTCACTACCGGTTCGAATACCGGCTCATAATGGATCTCGCCTGTTTCTTCGTCTGTCTTCCTGTTCAGCGTGATGTCGATCTTCGCGGTCACCTTCCCGGATCCCATGTTCTTGCTGATCATGTTGGATATCACCGCGTTCAGCGCCGCGTCCATCTTGATCCGCAGATCCGCGAAGATCTCCGTTCCGATGCTCAGTTCTGTCGGGTTCATATTGTGCCTCCTGCTTTTTTCGTGTTATCATCCCCATAAAGGTGGTGTCTGTGATGTCTGAATCTTTTATCCCTACAAATCAGCAAAAACGTATTCTGAAGCTGATCTATCGGCGTGACAGGACCTATTCCTATCTGGCCCGGAAACTGCGCGTTTCAGTTGAAGATATCCGTTTGCTTACCGGCGGGGATATGGTTGACTTTCTCCATGTTTCTATCCCTGAAGAGAAATCTTCCGGATATGATCCGTCTGTTGTCTCCATTAAACGCGCCGGACAGGCTTATATTGAGCAGGTCATGGATGAGGACCGTACTCGCCGAAAGGATACCCGCCATTTCTGGATTGGAATCTTTCTCGGCGGATTGCTCGGCTGGCTGCTGACCTCTTTAGGTACCCCCAATGACCTTCTTCACTTTCTTGGGATCCTTTAATGTGTGATCTCCTGCGATCGCCATTCTGATATCCAGGCAGAGCATGGCGTTTTCGCAGTAAACCTCCGCCTCCTGGCCTACAATCCTGTCTTCTTCCCAAAGGAATACATTCTGTACTCTCAGCCTACATGCGTTGCAGTATTCGCATTCCTTGTAAGGCAGGCTTGTCTTAATCTCCATTCTTCAGTTCCTCCTCATCGTTTCCTGAATCTGTCCGCTGCCGGGCAGTTTGCGAAATGGCTCCTGTACCCGATCCAGGCTTTCTCCCGGTCTCCCTGTTCCGTTTCCCGGCCCCGCTGGATGCTTCCGTCAATCATCACGTAGGTGTTCGGCCCTCCGCCCGGAATGAAGTACATCGGCTCCGGATCCACCGGCATCGTCTTGCCCTTCTCCGTCTTGATGAAGGCGATCTCCTTACCGCATCCCCGGCACGGTGCTGTTCTGCTGATCTTCGGCATACTTCCGCTCCTTTCAGTCCTTGTCCAGTACCGCCAGGATCACCGCGCATACCAGCACGAACGCGACCGGTATCCAGATCGGCGCCAGTATCCATATCCAGCTCCAGTCAATGACCCCGCACAGCTTCAGCACGATGAAGGCCAGGGCCAGCAGGGAACAGAAACCGATCCCTCCGCGCTGCTCTTGTCTCTTGTTCATAGTTACGCTCCTTTGAATGTGTCTTACGCAGACACTAATTCTGGAAAAAAAATACTGTCGATTTCCTCGCATGAGAGACTATATCGTTTTTTGATAAACTTAATCTCATTGCGTCTGAATTCTATACGTCCGCTTATCCGTTGGCTTAATGCTGAAACTGGCAAGCCCATTGCTTCAGCAAGCCTAGAAATGGTGTCTCCATTTTTGACGATCGTAGCCTTCAGAAGATTGCTATCCATTTTTATCCCTCCCTCTCTCAGAATGTGTCTGACCACGACACAAATATACAAAATGTTGTTGTGTCTTGTCAAGAACTTTTTTCTTTACACGCTAAATTTATTCTGCTACAATGAAACCCCACGAAAGGAGGTAATAAAACCAATGACAGTTGGAGAGAAAATACATGCCCTCAGAGTCCAGAACGGTATGACTATGGAAGATCTCGCTCGTATTCTCGGAGTCCAGCGTTCTGCAGTAAATAAGTATGAAAAAGGCATTGTCACTGATCTGAAGAGATCCACAATTGTCTCCCTATGTCGTGTCTTCAAAGTGCCTTCTTCTTACTTTATTGATGACGATGACGATCTGGATCTTGATGAACTCCATCTGATAGCTGCATACCGTGCAGCAGATGACCGTGCCCGCGAAGATGCGCTGAAAACGTTGCTTGATCATCCCCGCAAAAAAGGCGAACAATCGGCAATATAACTTATATGTGAAAAAGGAGGATCTTATCTATGAAGCGTTTCCTGATTTGTTTTCTTTCGCTATGTTTTATTGCCAGTCCTACTTATGCTTCTTCTAAATTGGGAATGACTATGGCTGAGTTTGTTAGTCAATATAATGCTGTTTCTGCTCCTCTGGGCTCTCCATATATTCCACTTAAGGATCCTGATACTTGGACTGTTATCGATGAAAACGATGTTGGTATTTTCTATCCTGATAACAATAAGAACATATATATTTGCCTTGCATTAGATGGTGAAAAATCTCATTCATCCGATGTTAAATACATTGTTGTGATGTCAGACGATCCTAATCAGTTCCAATCTGTTATTGCTGTTACTAAACGAGTGCTGTCTTTGTTTGATTTATCATGGTCTGTAACGTCAAAAAGCTGCATCGTCGATTGTCTTACATCGTATTATGAAATTGGCCCAGAAAAAGAGAACCTTGTTAATACAGATATCTCGTACTATCTTAGATTGTCATTCGGTAAGTCTGATACTTACTATATGTTTATAATCAGAGAAAAGGAAAAGTATAAATAATCATTATACGAAACTTTCCCATTTTTATGTCTGAAACTTGAATCAGGAATAAAAGAATAATCATTATGAAAAATAAGTCACGATTTTTGATCAATAAAACAAATAATATTCTATAGACAGACTTTCTCTGTCATATATATGAAAGGAGAGTTGCCTATGGAAAATCCCTATGAAGGGCAGAAGGCCGCAGCCTATGCGCGGTTCTCTTCCCACAGCCAGACGGAACAGTCTATTGAAGGTCAGCTGCGCGATATCCGCGAATTCGCGAAACGCAACGGTATCACTATCGTGAATGAGTACATCGACCGCGCCATGACCGGTACGAAGGACAACCGTCCTGCCTTCCAGCAGATGATCAAGGACTCCGATAAAAAGCAGTTTACGCTTGTCCTTGTCTGGAAGCTGGACAGGTTCGCCCGTGACCGCTACGATGCCGCCACCTATCGTAATAAACTGAAAAAGAACGGCGTTGTCATCGTATCTGTCATGGAGAACATCTCCAACACTCCGGAAGGGATCATTCTGGAATCTGTCCTGGAGGGCATGGCTGAGTATTATTCCCGGAATCTTTCAGAAAACATCAAGCGCGGCCAGCGGGAAAGTATTCTGAAAGGATGGTTCCCTGGCGGAAACATTCCTTTCGGATACCGCCATGTAGATCATCATCTGATCCCTGATCCGAAAGAGGCTCCTATTGTCCAGGAAATCTTTGAACGCTATGCCCATGGCGAAAAGACTGTTGACATCGTCAATGATATGAATCAGCGCGGCATTAAATTCAAGCACGGTCGTTCCTTCCAGCAGTCTACCATCCCGAATATGATCAACAATACCGTCTATATGGGAGACCTCTGTTATTCCGGTCGTGTGATTGAGGGCTGTGCCACTCCGATCGTTGAGAGCGGTCTTTATACAATGGCTGTGGAACGTCTCAATCATAATCGCCACGCACCGGCAGCTTCCAGAAAGCCCGGTACTCACTATTATCTTCTTGGAAAGCTTTTCTGCGGTGAGTGCGGTGATCGCATGGCAGGTGATGGCGGTGTCAGCAGAACCGGTAAGTATCACTACTACTACACTTGTCATTCAAGGAAGAAGAACAGCAAATCCTGCAACAGTAATTCTCTCCGTAAAGATGATATTGAATATGCGATCTGCCGCATCATCTCTGATTTTCTCATGGACAAGAACCGCCCTGTTCTTGAAATCATGGCCGACTGTATCGAAGCCGAATATAACACCGGTTTTGAAATGCAGGAGATCAGGGATCTTGAAGCCAGGCTCCGCGGTATCGAGCTGGATCTGGATAAGCTGGTCGATAGTATCATTGATATGCCCCCCTCCGCCCGTCCCAGGATCTCCAGGCGGATGGAAGATCTGGAAAAGCAGAAGACTGACGTTGAAATCACTCTTGCAAGGAAGCGTCTGGAATGTGTTGATGTGTTTACTAAGGATGACTTTCTGAAGTTTCTCCGTCTGATGATGACGGACCTGGATAACGAACAGAACCGTATCTTCATCATTCAGAAGTTTCTGGAAAAGGCCTATATCTATAATGACGGTCGCATTGTCATTTACATCAACTGGTTCAACGGTCATCCCCACGCCTATGATCCTGATGATCCGCCGCCGGATCCTGATGGATACCATGAAGGTAAAAAGATTTTTGACGGAAAGATTCCGGAAGGCCTCGCCAGCCTTCCGGACTTCCGCCGCGGTTCGACTTTGATTACCTATGCTCCACCAAACGCGGATAAACTCGAACCCAGACTTCCGCACTTCTTCTTCCTCAAAGGAAAGCTTGGAATTGTGGCCTGGATGAAAGATCTCCGCAAATAAAAAAATGCCGGTCGATTCGCTCGACCGGTATTTTTCTGCGTTTCTTACTTGCGGTAAAATAAATCAAGTATAATTATTTATTTACCCTTCTTTTCAGCCATATCCTTCCGGATCAGTTCTTTCAGATACCCTGCCTTGTTCGGCTGCTTGCTCAGCCATTCCAGAATATCCGCGTCTGTTTCCTTATTCAGCGAGAATTTGATCTGCTGCAGGTTTTCTTTCGCGTACTGTCTGTCATACTCTTTCTTATCGTATTTTCCCGGTCTGTTTTCCTCTGTGACCTTGAATTTCACGGATATCACCTCTTGACTCTGTCTGGTCTGTACTGTAGGATAAAGGGGAAGATTGGGGCGGCACCCGCCGCCCCGGGCTTGTCAGCTCTGCTTGGGCTTTCCCTTGCTCGGCTTCCAGACGATGTGGAGCTCGATCTTTTCTACTTCGTCCGGTTCAGCGCCGATTGCTTTGAGGATTGCTTCCTGCAGGGCTTCTTTGTTTTCCTCATCCAATTGGCATCCCTCCTTTCCGTTTTTTTGTACCTCCTTGGTACGGTTATAATATATCACACTTGGTACTAAGTGTCAAGCGTTTTTCTGAAAAAAGTGAAGAAAATCAATAAAAAAATGCCCGGAATTGCTTCCAGGCATTTTGGTTTCTGATTTGTGGAAAAGTAAAACAAGTATAATATTCTTTTTATGCTTCTTCATCCTCCGCGGGAGGTTTCGCTTCCACTTCCGGCAGGCCCGTCGCAAGGCTTGTCAGAATAGAGAGGACAAAGGCTACTCCAGCCACACTGAGAGCACGGAGCCATTCCACTTCCGAAAAGGCTGCTCCCACTGCAATCATCGACGCGAAAGTTTGCGCGAACGTCCTCACGGCACGGATCAGCGCGGCGATCAGAAACTTCTTCCAGTCCCATTTCATTTTGACATCCTCCTTTTATTCTTCGTCTGATACTTCCGTCGGCGGACCGCCCTGCATGGTTGGCAGGTGCCGGAACGTCCGCCGGAGATCATTCATGTCACCGTTTCCGCCCAGGGCGTGATACTGAGCGTGAATATTCTTCATGTTGTCCCGGTCGTGTTCGTCTGCCCAGCCCACGTTATTGATATAGTGCTTGTAGCCCTGCAACAGACGGTCCTTCAGCAGTGCCTTCACGCCTTCTGACGTGGCCTTTGCGACCTTTTCCGCTGTCCTGTTCGCCTGGTCCGCTTTTGCCCTGGCTTCCTCCGCCTTCTTCTCTGCTTTGTTGAACTTCTTCGTGATCACAAGCGTGATGATCGTCGTGATCATTCCCTGAACGCCCAGAAGGCAGAGCCACTGATAGAGATTCATTTTCCTTCACTCCCTTCAGTAATCACCGCGCCGGGATATTTGTTCAAAAAAGCCTGCGCCTGTGTCAGGTCCAGCCCCGTGATCGTCACGGAATAGGTTTTCACTGATTCCGCCTGTTCCTGATTTTTTTCCGTCACGGCCTTCTCCAGGGCGTCCCATGTCATAGGCCCGACCACGCCGTCAACGATCAGTCCGTGCTCCTGCTGGAACTTCTGCACCGCTGCCAGCGTTGCGGAACCAAAGTCTCCGTCAATGCC